GCTGAACCATTCTTCATTACTGCAATGCCAGTAGAATACAAAGAAGCATGGGAAGCTCTATCTGAATCTAAGAAGAATCAAATCATGGCTCAATCTAAGTACCACAAACTTGGAACTGAGTACCAGGTAAGAAACTTCTGGCAAACAAGAGACCTTAGAGAGTCTGCTCCAGTAATGGAAAAGCTTGAAATGGTTAAAGAATCTAAAGAAGAAGAAAAGAAAGGTCTAGGATATGATGTAACTTCATATGCTGAACAATTCAAAAAGAGATTCAATAAATAAGGATATATAAAAAGATATCGACGATAGGGCGACAGAAGCAGAAAGCCCAAATATGTCGAGTTTAAACAACAAACAAAAAACAAAAATCTGAAAAAATGGCAAATTTAATTAATGAGGCAGAAATCAGAAGTACTTGGGCTCCTGTAATTGAGGAAGCAACTGGTATCAATGATTCTAACAAGCTGGCTTGGATGTCAACTTACTGCCACAACCACAAGCTATACGAAGATGCTAACATGATGAGCTTAGGTTCAGTTGGTTCTTTCAATAGTATGAACATCGGAGGTATGGGTGCTGTAACTCTACCAGATACTGCTGCGGGCTTTGATGCACAAAGAGGTTCTGGAGATAAAGCTCCAACACTACTTCCATTAGCAATGCAAGTTGCTGCACAAACTATCGGTCTAGATCTAGTACCGGTTATCCCAATGGCTGGTCCTATGGGTCTTTTATCTTACCTAGACTTCGTATACGAAGGTGGTAGATTAGATAACGACGTAACTCCAACTTACGTAAAAGTTAGCGGTACTAACCTAGTAGTAGGTGATGACGGCGTAGCTGCTCCAAACACTAAGGATTTCGCAGTACTAGTTGGTACTTCACGTCTAGACGGTGTAGGTATCTACAAAATCACTGAAGCTGGTGAAGCTGAAGCTGCATCAGGAACAGTAGCTGATCTATTCACTGCTGATGACGATGCAGACGGTAACACTACTCTAAAAATTGAGTTAGTAGCTGCTCTAAACGATCACATCCCAGGATTCTCTGGTAACGAGAACGCTGATGGTGATCTACTAGATGCTTCTCCATTCTCAAGAGAAGTTGGTGAAAGAACTCCTGATAACATCATGGGTCTTTCTCTATTCAGCAAATCAGTTGAAGCTGAGACTTTCCAAGTTGCAGCTGCAGTAACAAGAGAGCAAGTTCAAGACCTTAAGCAATTCGGTGTTGACGCAGTAGCTCAAGTTGAAGCAGTTCTAACTAACGAACTAACTCAGTCAATCAACTCTTACATCTTAGGTACTATGAGATCTATGGCTGAAGCTAGACTAGGTACTCTAGCACTTGATTACTCAATCAATGGTGGTAACACTTACGGTGATCACAACAGAAGAATCTTAACTCACATCCTAGCTGCAGCGAACTTAATCGCTAACAGAGGTCGTAGAGGTGCAGGTAACTTCGCAGTAGTTGATGCTAAAGTAGCTTCAGCTCTACAAGGAGTTGCTGGATTCGTTCCAAACCCAATGGCTAACACCATTTCACAAGTTGCAGGTGCAATCTACCCAGTAGGTTCTGTAGCTGGTATCAATATCTACACTGATCCAAGACTTCCATTCGATGGAAAAGAAGTTGCGGGAGAAGAAACTCACGAAGTTCTAGTAGGTAGAAAAGGTGATGGTAACGGTGCAGGTCTAGTATTCATGCCATACCTAATGGCTGAATCAGTACAGACTATCGCTGAAGGTACAATGGCTCCTAAGGTAGCTGTTAAATCTAGATTCGCTCTAGTAAAAGCAGGTTTCCACCCAGAAACTCAGTACCACAAATTTAGCATCACAGGTCTAGAACTATAATCTTACGATTAATTAGTATAACCTATATTGAAAGGGTCTCTTCGGAGACCCTTTCTTTTGTTTAGAAGATATATAGATTATAAATAAAAGAATATGAAAATGAAGCTATCTAAGAAATTGATGCTCTTTGAAGAATTTACTGAGATAAAAACTGAAGTTGGCTCGACAGTAGATACAGACGTAGATTACGGTATGAAGGGTGAAATCATCCAGGATGTCGATACTATTATTTCTAAACTTGAAGATCTTGCTAATAATCTAGGTTCTGATAGAGTTGGAACTACTGAAACTGCAAATGAGTCTAATGAAATTCTTGTCGAAGGTGCTGCTGATCAATTAATGAGCGCCGAATTATATATGTTACCATTAGTAGCAGCTGGTTTAGTAGGAGGTGCAGCAGTTGGAGTTGGTGTTCTTATAAAAAGGGCAATGAAGAGAAAAAAGATCAAGAAGCTCTTTAGTAAAGAGATTGAAAAGCCTAGACTAGAAGCGATGAATCTTAAAATTCAAAAGGCTGAAGAAAAAGAGGCTGATAAGAAGAAAAAGATGGAAGCTGAAATTAAAAAACTTGAAGCTGGGGCATCTACGATGCAAACATCGCTAGGTGAAAAATACCCAAATTCAAAGGACCTTTTAGCTGCACTTAATGCCGATCTTAATTTTAAGATAACTTCTATCCTTATAAAGAAAGGAGTTCTTACTCCATCGGAACTTGAAAAGGCTAAGCAACTTAATACAAATTCACAGGAAACTATTGAAACAGCAAACGCAAATGCTGCTCAAGAGAAAGAAAAAGGAAAAGAAATAGCAAAAAATGCAACTGACGAAGAAAAGGAAGAAATCAGAAAGGCTGCAGAAGAAGCTAAAGAAAAAATGAGCCCTGAACAGAAGGCAAAGAATAGTAAAGAGGGTGAATCAAAGGACGATGAATCAAAAGAACCTACCCAAGAAGAACTTGACGCAGCAGACAAAGGTGTTTCAGATGCTAAAGCATCATATGATGAAGTTAAAGATGGTGATGATGAAAAAGCTAAACTTCAGGCCGAAATTAAAGTTAAACAGGCTCAACAGAAGAGAGCAAAACTTAAAGATAATGATGAACTTTACCAAGGCTTAGGGGATGATATTGGTGAGCTAATGAAGAAGATACAAGCTCTAGGTTAATCTTTAGATATTAAAGAAAAACCTACATTCAAATCAGCATCAATTGCCGATAAGTTTAGAGTTTTAATGTAATCAAAGACGACGCTTAGCATTCTTCTTTGCAAGATTTAGGAACTCCTGTCTCTCATTGAGCAGGAGTTCTTTGCATTTCTTGCGAAACTCAATTGAACTCTTAAGAATTCGGCTGTCAACCATTGGAGCTTTAAGGACATCATGGTACTCTGAATGTACAAAATTCTCAAGGTCAAAATTCATAAATTTGGCTCTAATTGGTTTACCAGATATTGCACAAACCCAATCGATTTGATTATAGTTGTTCTCAAGTGTCTGCTTATCAACAGCTACACTGCTTTCCCAATCCCAATATAACTTTAATGCCGCAGAATCTTTCACCGAAGGTCTCTGTATTTTAAGAGCACACTCAACAAATTGATCGCTTTCAGCCCATCGGTAGATATGCTTGTGTTTAATTAAAAACTGTCGAAATGATTTTGGCAAATACTTAAGGACAATCCCAAATCTAGCCCCCTTTTTATTAGAGCTTCTTACGATATTAATCTTTGAGTAACTTATTGCCATATTTGTATTTATTCGTGGAAACAAAATGGCCTAGACTCATATAATTAGCAAAGACTTTTGTATGCAATCAATAAATCAACTCTTTACAGAGAAATACCGTCCAAAAAATTTGGATGAGTTGATCCTACCGGATCGAGTTATGAATAAGTTCAAAGATGGCTTAGTACAGAACATGTTATTTGCAGGTTCACCAGGTACTGGAAAGACGTCGACTGCGAAAGCAATTGTAAATCAATTTGAACTTCCATACCTCTATATTAATGCATCTACTGATACTTCAGTTGAAGTTATCAGAACCCGAATCATTGACTTTTGTTCTACTGTTTCGATTATGGATAAAGCAGGGGCATTTAAGGTAGTGATTCTTGATGAGGTTGATGGTGTAAGTGATCAGTTCTTTAAAGCACTTCGCGCAACAATGGAAACATTCGCAAGTAATAGTCGCTTTATTGCAACTTGTAATTACATCAATAAATTACCAGATCCAATCTTATCGCGGTTTGAAGTAATTAACTTTGACTTTGATAAGGAAGAAGAGGCTGAATTGACAAAGAAATACATTCGCAGAGTATATGACATCTGTGGAAAAGAAGAAATGACAATTGAGAAACCAGCTCTGGTTGAATTTGTTCGTCGTAATTTCCCAGATCTTCGTAACACTCTTAATAAACTACAAGGCTTCAAAACACAAGGTACAAATAATATTACCGTAACTGATGTGAAGAAGTTTAACTCAGTGTATAAAGACGTATTTGAGTTAATTTTTAACAACACAGATCCAGCAGAAAACTATAAGGTGTTGGTGAGTAACTACTCAAACCGGGTAGATGATGTATTGGCGGCACTAGGCGCCGAATTTGTGGAATACATACAACAAGAGAAACAACAAAGCGTTAAACACATACCGCAAATCATCGTATCAGTTGCACAACACCAAGCACAAAGAGTACATGTGATTGACCCGGTAATAACGATGTTAAGTTGCGTGTATTCTCTACAGACGATTATAAGATCTTAAAAAAATATTGCTACAGATTTTTTTATGTCAAGAAAAATGATTATATTAGATCTGTAAAAACAACATAACAATGAAAGTGGGAAAACATACATTACTTATCGACGGTAATTACTTCATCTTTAGTAGATTGTTCGTAATGCCAAGACCAAAAAGCGGAATGCTTCTTGGTGATGACAAAGCGAAGGCACAGTTTATGCGTAAGCTGTCAATTGACTTTGCATCTGAAATGCGTAAACTTCAAGGGTTTGTCGACGATGTTGTAGTGGCTGTCGATTCTAAATCTTGGCGTAAAGACTTATACCCACAAGCCGATTATAAAGGTACTCGTAAACAGGACAGCTCAGTTAATTGGGAAGCTGTTTATGATGTATACGCAAAATTCCAAGAAATCTTAAAATCAAAGGGTGTTACAGTTCAGCAAACTTCAGGTGCAGAAGCAGATGATGTAATCTTTGGCTGGTCAGTTGCTCTTAATGATCGTGGTAAATCTTGTATTGTATGGACTGGTGATCGTGACCTAATTCAACTTGTCAATCACTCAACCGCGAACGATGCACATACAATTTGGTACTACAACTCTAAAAAGAGTCTTTATGTCTACCCAGGATTCCAAGCAGATATGGATCGCTTAGCATCTGATGCTCTTAGTGATGATGAAATGCTATTTAATATGGGTGGTTCACATGTAACCCGTGATGATTACCAACGTCAAATCTTAGCATGGATTCAAAAGAATAAGATTCAAACTACGGAAGTTGACTGTGATGAGTTTATCTTTAAAAAGGTTCTAGTTGGCGACAGTAGCGATAACATTGCTTCAGTTGTAACTTGGCAAAAAGAAATGAAGAATGGTAAACTTCGCAACTATTCAATTACTGAAAAGATGGCAGAAAAGATTTGGGAACAATATGTCAAAGAATTCGATACTTTCGAAATTGACTACCTATTCTCAGATGCTCAAAAAGTAGATTGTCAGACATCATCCATCGAGTAGTTGGTAAGAGTTCACCTGCTTTAATTAAAACGGCTCTCAGTAGTAATATTGGACTAATGGTTCTACATAACCATATTATACCAGAAGCAATCCAAAAGGCAATCTATAAAGAGATTGACTCTTTATGGGAGGGTGCTGTTGAAAATATGAATGTTCTATTCGATAAGGATAAGATTCTAGAAGGAACTCATTGGTTAAATGGCTCAAGCGAACCAGCAGGTATGGATCCTTTTGCAGGCATGGATATTCCTCAAGATCCAAAACCAATGAAGACAATTGGCAAAAAGAAGGATGAAACAAAAGCAAAGCCAAAGACTAAAAACTTAAATAACCTATTCTAATGATACCAACGCTTGAAGAACAAATTCACATCGAAGAGATTTTAGCTGAAGCAAGAGCTTACGGTCTTGATTGGGAAGTTAAGTCTTGGGCGATGCAATTCATGAAAGATAACCCTGAAATGCCACTAGTAGATGCATATCAACTTGCATATATGGAGTGGGTTAAGTAACTATGCTAGACGAAACTAAACTATTTGACTTCGTGAAAATAATGTTCACGAGGCCAGCAGACTATAAGAAAGTAAAACAAATCAACAAGAAGCGACATCACTTTATGATTAATCGTTTCTTTTCTATCAAATACCCAGCAAACGCACAGTTATTTAATGTTAATGGTATTAATGGTGGAAATGTAGTTGAGAGTTGGTCAATCGTTGCTTCTCGATTTAAGAGCGTTCCCGGTTGGATCTACACTAAAACAAAAAAGGCGCCAGCCAATAAACAGGATAAATATACTCCAGATCCTGTTGCTGTCCAGCTTTTTATGGAAAAGAATGAGATCGGAAAAAGGGAATTCGAAGAATTAAAAACCTTTGCAAAGGATCAATTGTATGATGATTTGCAAAAAATTGAGAAGCAAATAGATGTCTACTCCAAATAAAAACAACTTTACTGAAATTGTCGACATTGTACTATACCGCTATAATTCAGTGGATAGTAAACTATGGTCTCTTATTAAAAGAGAATCTGGTCATAGAAAATTAGACCAAGATAGTTTATTAGTTAGTGCGGAGGCTATTAACAGAATTATATTAATTCACTTTAGATCTGAAGTAAATAAGTTTCAGTCTATTGAAGGTGCAATGGTGTATAAAGAGGCTACCACAATTTACTTTATGTGGAAAATGCTAAATGAAATCAAATCGCTAAAGTGGATTAAAATTAACCTTATTAAAAATGCCAACTATTCAAGAGTCGTAAACATGGACGAGATGAAGACGATTAAGTTTTCAATCAAAACAATTAGAGGTACGTTTAGAACCTTTGATTACTTTGCAAATAGTCAGCTTCCTCTCGTTAATCATATTTTATATAAGTCAAAAATACTAGGAGCAAATCAACACTATCGAGTTGTCAGAATGTCGAGCTTTTTATCAGCACTTGATAATTTTCTAATGAACAACAATAGCAGCGAATTTGCACTTCCAGTCAGTACAATTATTAACGAACTCGAAGATTTTGAGAATGACGATCCAGAAGTTCTCATTATTACTGATTATGATTCAGATATATAAAGAAAATATATCTAATCAACATGCTTAAAATTGGTAAAAGAGAGGGACTAGTATACATTTCAGTTGTTTTATGGGTCTTAATGGGGATCCTTGGTGCTATTAAAGGTGCCGATTTACAACAACTTGCAGTTTACTTTGGTTCTCTAACAGCATACGTTGCAACCTATATCTGGGCAGAAACTAAAAGACCATCTGAAAAGACAGGTATTTTAGAGAAGGGTCCAAGCTCAAGAAGAGAAATGATGATATATGTTGTTACTGGAATATGGGCAATTGCTGGAGCAGTTGCTATCTGGTACGCCGCTAATTTAACAGATCTAGCAGTTTACTTTACATCACTTACTGGTTTTGTAGCAAGTTGGATTGCAGGAGAAGTTTACACTCCACAGGATAAGATTAAGAAATAATGGCGAATAGTTTTACCGCAACACAGATCGGCGATTCATTTGTCGCTAAAACCAAAGACCCACAACATAATGCACTGAGCATTAGTGCATGGGAAATCCTAGTTGGTGTTAGTAATGACAATACAGTTGGTAAATTACAAGTTACCGACGGGTCAACCTCTGTAATTGGAGTTGGTACAAATTTAACCCTGCAAAGTGGAGATCAATTTATTATTGGTAACTTAACATTTACAGTTGATAATGTAATTGACGCAAATAATTTCACAATCACTGAACCGGCTCCAGTAACAGGACTATTTAACTTTTATCTTCCAGAAAATTCAAACAATTATTTTAACTATCAATTTAGATGGTCTCAAAGTAATCTTCCAGATGGAGGTCAATTTAGTGAGTTTAGAGAGTTAACTAGCAACACTGGACCAAATGACCTACTAGGACTTACATTTGACCCAGAAATTCCAGTTTGGATTGATATTAGATTTGAAGCTGAAAGACTTTCACAGGGTGCTTCAATTAGTTTATTAAGCTGGAGATTTGATTACTTAACGACTGAAGGAGTTGTAGTATCGTGTCCTAACTGGTGTGAAGAGTGTACTGATCCATATGCAATGGACGGTTGCGCAAACATCGTAATCGACTGCGGTGACGGATTATACAACCCATATAACCTAAGAAAGCCCCATTCATATTATAGACAATTAAGCTCTCTTACAAATCAAATGTGGGGACATGAAGTAAGATACTTTAGAGTTGAACCGGACCAGAGAAGTAGAGACGTGATTCTAATGGAGTACTCACTCTATAATGTGGTTGAAGAGTCAACTATGAAAGTAATGGTTCCAGATAACGAATTTCCAACTAGAGAATTTAACTTTGATATCTTTGGAATGGACTTTGAAGAGTTTGAGATTCATATTACAGGAGATGCATTTACATCCGCATTTGGAACAGGAATGGAACCTAGAAGCAGGGACTACCTATTCTTTCCAATCTTAAATAGAATGTATGAGGTAAGTACAGTTGCCCTTGCTGACCAATTCAATGCTCAGTTGACCTATTGGAGAGTTCAACTTAGAAAATGGGAGGACAGAACAAGTTCAATTCACACTGATACTGCAATTGAGCAAGAGGTTGATGATTTAACAACTGGAATTGAAGAGGTATTTGGAGAAGAGATTCAACAAGAATTTGAAAAGGTTACAAAACCACAGCAGTTTAAAACTGTTTACCAAGAACTTGACGATTCTATTAGATACAGTAAACATCCATCACTTCAAATCCAGGATGCTGAGATTAGAAACAAGTGGACAATGATTTCAAAGAACAATTATATGTTGAATAAGGCAGACGTTGGAGAAAGATATGCTCTAACATATAATGCCCTTTCAAAATTAACCACTTCTGAGAATCTGGCGATTACTGCTTGGTTTAGACCACAGTTTACGGCAGCAGATACTGCAAACTATGTGTTTATCGATGGTAGAGCAGACTCTGATTTTACTAAGGGACTTGCGGTTGCAACTACACAGACTGAAATGAATGTAACTATTAACGGAGCAAACTATCAACTAGTGTACCCGAATAAATTGGAGTTTAATGTTTGGTATGCTGTCGTTGTGAATGTTAATAATACACATGGCGATTTAAGTCTAAATGTTTATCGACTAGATCCAAATTCAAATCTTGGTCTTGCACATAAGAAGAATTCAACATTTACTAATTTTGTAGATCAGACATATACACTACCTTCTACTGAATGGAATGCAGAAAAAGGATGGAGCCTTTCAGCAGCTCCACTAAACGTAACAAACATCAGATTGTTCGAAAAGGTAATTGAAGCAGAGCAGCACATGAATGTTCTACAACAATATGTAGTTCGCGATGCTGATCTAGCAATTATGACCGATAACGCAATTCCATCAATTCAACTAAGACAATACAGTAACCCAAGGTAATTAATGTGGGACCAATATTGGATCTCACGGTAAACTTGGATATATAGACTATAATATAATATTATGAGCGATAAGAAACGAACAATAAGTGACCAGGCTGACGAAATACGCAGAGAACTGGATGACTTGATTGGAGATAATGAAAGTTTAGACATAGATCAGGATCCTACCGATACTGCAATTATGAAACAACCAACATCGCTCCCTCCGGTAAATTACGGAGACATCAAGTTAAAATCAACAAATAAGGCGAAGAAGACAATCACAAGTCTAATGAAGTTCTATCTTGATTCAGATATCATTGAGAAGGACGAATATATTCAAGCTAAGAAAAAGATGGATGAGATGACAATGTCCTCTCTAATCTATCAGCTTCAAGCCGGTGAAAGAGCACTAACAACATTATTAGAAACTATTGAAGCAGGGGAACTTGCACCAAGGATGTTTGAGGTGTTAGCAACCCTACAGAAATCAATGCTCGACATTATTAAGTCACAGACAATGTACTTAATGGCAGCTGAAGAATCAACAAAGAGAATTGCACGTGACATCGAAATCTATAAGAAACGCGACGATACTCGAGAAATTGAACAGAGTGGCGGTAGTACAGAAAATAAAAACATTCAACGAGGTACCAAGGACCTAATGGCAGCCATTCAAGCTGGAATTAAGAATGGTACTAATGAAGAAGACATTGAAGACGTAGAAATCGACGAAACTGAATAATGAGCGATTACGTAGGAGATAATAGATGGATCCCGAAAGAAGAGGGTGATGTACAGTCAGACAGAATTGTTTGGTCAACTAAACAGGTCAATGATCTGCTATTAGCACTTGACCAAGGGTATCGACCTAAAGTTAAGATGCCATTCTACGAGGGTAAGCAATTCTTAAGAAAGGGTAATATTGTCTTTGAATATACTGACGATGAAATTGCAGAACTTGCAAGATGTGCAACTGATATTGTATACTTTGCTGAAAAATATGCAGTAGTAATGACCGATGATGGTATTAAGAGGGTAAAACTTCGCGAATACCAAAAAAGAATGCTGCGTAATTTCCAAAGTGAAAGATTCAATATTGTACTTGCGTCAAGACAGATGGGTAAAACTGTAACTGCATCGATTTATAATGCATGGTATGTTACGTTTAATACTGATAAGAACACACTACTTCTTGCAAACAAGAGTGATACGACAAAAGAAATCATTGATAAGGCAAAGGTTGTAATTGAGAACCTTCCATTCTTTATGAAGCCGGGTATTATTAAATATGATGTAATGAATGTTCGTTGTGATAATGGTTGTCGTTTAATTGGTCAATCTACAACAGCAAAGGCCGGTATTGGTTTTACCATTCATAACCTGTACATTGATGAGTTCGCGCACATTCACCCATCGATTGCTGATTCGTTCTATGAAAACGTTTATCCTACTCTATCAGCTTCGAAAGTATCAAGACTAACGATTACTTCAACTCCAAATGGTTTCAATAAGTTTTATGAAATCTATGCAGCTGCTGAACGTGGCGATAATGAGTATACTTCAATGCGTATTGACTGGTGGGAACACCCAGACCGCGACGATGCATGGTACCAACGAGAACTTGGAAACCTTGGTTCAATTGAAGCATTCAATAAGCAATATGGTAATGAATTCGTAAGTTCTTCAAACCTGTTAATGGATCCTGTCGATATGAAAAGGATGAGAAAGAGGATGAAGAAATATGTCTACCATGACCTGGAAGAATTTGAAAATATTGGAATTGATGTTGAAGGGTTCTTAGCATGGGATCCTGACTTCGATATTGAAGATTCTAGATACAGTGAAAACTTCTGGTTATTTGACGTTGATATTGCAGAGGGAAATGGTGGTGATTATTCAGTAATTAACGTGTTCCAAGTTTCTCCAATGGATTTTAAAGAGATTGAGAATGTTAACAATCCAGGAGCAATGTATGATTTCTTTAAATTAAAGCAAGTTGCCCGTTTTAGAAGTAACGAGCATGTAATTGAAGATTTCGCAAAAGTACTATACACTTTAGCAATTGATATATTCTACAATGAGAACGTAAAAATGATTGTTGAATATAACACATATGGTACAGTTCTATTCCAGTACTTAAGAACGGTTTTCCCACAGCGCAATGACTTTGATGAAGAGATGGTGATTAGATTTAGACACCGACATGATGCAAGAACCTTAAAGCCTGGTATTAAACTAAAAGCAGATAATAAGGCAATCTTTTGTCAGAACTTTTCGAAGCTCTACAAAAATAATAGAATTGACATAACAGATGAGGAAACCATTACTGAGGCAAGTCTATTCGGTGTCTTACCAAATGGAAGTTATGGTGCTCAAATGGGTAATGATGACCTTATTATGACATGTATTACAGCAACCGAATTCTTTAATACAACGGATTACGCTGATTATATTGAAGAACTTCTTGATTTTGTTGATTCAGATGTTCAGACAAAAATGGAAGAAGTCTTATATAAAGACATGGAAAGTGATGGTGATCTTCAATACGATATTTACGATCTATTGAAATAAAACCAAATCACAAGGATATATAATATAGAAAAAAAACAAAATATAGAATTATGGCATTAAGTCCTCAATTACAGCAATTCAAGAGCTCTGGTGTTTACCGTCTTGAATTCGACAAATCTCAAACCGTTAACATTCCGGCAGAGACTATTAGACTTGTTGTTGGACACTCAAAGAAGGGACCTTACAATACTCCTATCTTTGTAGAAGACACTGAAACTTTTATTCAGATCTTCGGTTCAATTGATAAATCTTTAGAGAGAAAAGGAATGTATTTCCACAGATCAGCGATCGAAGCTCTTACAAGAGGTCCTATCTTAGCAATGAACTTAACTTCAGCTAACGATACAGACAAGGCGTACTGGTTTTCTCCAACGACTAACGGTTCTGTTCAAGGAAATCCTGCTATCACTGGAGAAGCTCTTTACAGAGACATCTTTAACAGAGATAAGTTTTGGATTCCGCAAGATGAAAAACTTCTAAACATTGCAGGAAATACTTCAGCAACGTCTGATAACGCAATTTCATTTACAAACATCAAACAAGATCCAATCACTGTAGTAGTTACTCAGGCTGGAGATACTAGAGGCTTTGATGTTACTGCAAGAGAATGGTACGGAGAAGGAAACGCTCCAGAAGGAGTTGACGATCTAGATTACATCTCAGATTACATGGTAGATGTTTACGTATTTAAAGGTAGATTCGTAACTTCTGAGTTAAACAACGATCCAACTTATGGTAACTACTTTAACTCAAACGGTATTATCCCTGAGCAATTCGGTGCATTCGCTAACCTAAGAGAAGTATCTCTACTAGCAAAATACACTGGTTCTCTAATTCCAGACTTCCAAGATAACGAAGGAAGACAATACTACATCGAGACAATCATTAACTCTGAATCAAGAAGAACTGGTCTTTTTGCAGCAGTTAATGAAGATGCACTTGATAGAATTGATTTCGTTGGTGAAGCATTCGATATCCACCAAGATTACGAAATGCTATCTCACGTAGTTGTTCAACAACAACCAAACCAACTAAACGATCCAAGAGATGCTGCTTTTGAAAACATCGTTTCAGTTAATGGCGATACAATGGAAATCGCAGTAGCTGCTGGTAACTTTGCAACAATGCAAACTGCGGGTCTAGTTGCTGGTAACTTCTTAGTAGCATCAATTGCTGGCGAATACACTGAAATTCTTTCAGTTTCACATGACGCAGTTAATGGAATCGCAACAGTTGTTTGTGAAGACGATATCAGCAAAACTTACTACGAAAAATACTCAGCAGGGATCGATCCAGCTCCTTATGCTGCAGCAACTTTCGTAGGTTCAAACCTAGTATTAAACTACGCTGGTCCATTCACTGGAACTGCAGCAACATCTTACCATGATCTAGCAGCAGGAGCTTACTTACCTTCGGTTAATGCTGGAGAATATGCTAAAATCCTATCAGTTTCTGATGATGGTAATGGTACAGTAACTATCGTACCTGCAGGTAACGGTCAGTTCTCAGCAGATTTAGCTGACGCTACCGGTGCTAATTCACCAATGGATGTATATGACCAAGCAGTTAACACAGTATTCGATCTATTCGAAATTGGTGTTAATGAAAGAACATACTTCTTCCCAAGCACTAACGGTACTGGTTGGACATTTGAAAACGCAGCAACTGCTGGAGAATTCAAATACACCTACACTGTTCCAGCTGGACAGGCTGAAGATACTCAAATTAAAGATGGTATCAAAGTTGGAATGTATCTTCCAATTCAAGGTAGCGATAAACTTGCAAGAATCCTTGAAATTAGAAGAAAATTCGAAGCTGGTGTAAACGGTGGAGCTGATGATAGATACACTTACACATTTATCTGTCACAGAGACGTACCAGTAGAACCAAACTACGCGTTAGGTTCATTCAACTCAGCATCTGATGCTTACAAAACTTTTGTTCTTGAAGCAGCAGAAAATAGCGAGAAAACAATTAGCGAACTTCTAGCAGTTTTAATTCCAGGTAATGGAGTTTCTAACACACTAGCAGATAAAGACGCAATCACGTTCAGATACCTAGTAGATACTTTTGGTTCTTACGACGCGGCTAGCGGAATCTTAAACAAGAGAGAATTTACTCTACTTGCTAAAGAGAGACAAAATGTTTCTGCAATTCTAAACGCACCGATGGTAAAAGAATTCAAAGCTTCTATGGATCCATCATTTATCGATGAGAACACTGGAGAATTCAAGACTAGCTACATTCCAACTGGAGGTAACCTAAACTTGAACCCACAGTCTCTATACACTCTTCCATCAATCAACGATGGAGCTAGTTATGGATTCTACTTCTCACCAGGTCTAAACGTAGTAGAGAATGGAAGAACTAAAGTAATTCCACCAGCAGCATTCGCATCAAATAACTTTATTGATAAGTATACTGAATCTTTACCATGGTCGATCGTTGCAGGTCCAAGACGCGGAGTACTAAGCGGTAGTGGAGTACAAGGAGTTGAATATGCATTTGATAAAAATGATAGAGATAACCTAGAGCCATTCGGAATCAACCCAGTTGTATTCGAAAGAGGTGCTGGAATCGTAATCAAAGGTAACAAGACTGCACAACAATCAATTCAATCAGCATTATCTTCTGCTCACGTAAGAGAGGTACTGATCTACATTGAAGATGGTCTAGCTGCAATCTTACAGAACTACCTATTCGAATTCAACACTGCTCAAACTAGATTAGAGATTAAAACTCTAGCTGACTCATTCATGGAATCAGTTAAGAAAGACCAAGGTATTTACGACTACAGAAATATCATGGACACTTCAAACAATACAACTGATGTAATTGATAACAACATGGGTGTCCTAGATACTTACGTTGAGCCAGTTAAAGGTCTTGAAATCCTAGTTTCTAGAGTAACAGTACTAAATACTGGAGACATTGAATCAGGTAATTTCTCATAAAGATATATAAAATAAAGAACATTAACAATGGCATTACCACACTATAGAGAAGATCAAACAAGCAAGAAGAACAAACACTTCGAACCGGTACAGAGTAACCTGTTTGAGGTAAGTATTCTTCCACCAGATGGAGTAGCAGGTGCAGACCTATTACTCCAGCATATTAACTCGATCGGAGGTCTTGAGGCTTTATATCGTGAAGTTGCTGCAGTAGAACAAAAATACAAGTTCGCTACTAGATCTTATGCTGGTATGCCGGACGGTACTGCAGTTGACATCACAGTTAACTTCTCACTGAACCTTAATGATTCAAACCAGGCTTACGTTTATAAAACACTAAGAGAATGGTACAGAAAACAATACAATCCAGAAACCGGTGAAATGGGTCTGAAAAAGGATTATGTTGGAACTCTTGTAATCGTTCAATTTAACAGAACTGGTGATATCTACAGAAAAGTAACTCTAGAAGATTGCTTCATTACTTCCGCACTAGGATTTACTGGAGAGCTTAGCTACGAGACTACTGACCCAGCAACTCTTGAAGTTGTTTGGAGATGTGATACTTTCGCTGAAGAAATTAACTAAGATAGATAAGTAAAGGGAAGGATCCCAGGTCCTTCCCTTCTTTTTGCACAGAAAACATATTAAAATATCAACATATTATGTCTATAAAAAATCACAAGTTAACTAAGAAACTTCAAGTTCTCTTAACAGAGGATGAAGTTACTCAAGTTAATAGGCTGATACTGATGGATGCGATTGAAAATGAGACACGTCCCATTTCCGTCAGTGCATTTATTAGAAGTCTCATACAAAAGGAATTAGAAAATAAAATTCCAGAACAAAGGTCAATAACTAAAGAACAAATTCGAAAAATCAATACTAAATGAGCGAAGAAATCAACAGAAATAGCGAAGACCTAGCGAGAGAGCTAGAAGCTAGAGAAAGACAAGCTTCAACTCCATCTGATCAAACAACATCAATGGAAGAAGCAATTAACAAACAGGGCTTAGGTTCTGTTAACATGGACAAGTTTAAACCAGATTCAGCTACAGCACCTGATTTAGCACTAGGTTGGCATGAAATCCCAATGGACAGTTTACCATCTGAAGGTAGATTTTACCCAGTTGACATGACAATTAAAATTAGAGCAGCAAAGGTTGCTGAAATTAGACACTTTTCAACAATTGATGAAAATAACCTACTAGATGTAGATGATAAACTAAATGCAATCGTAGAATCATGTACAATGGTTAGCTCTAGAAGTGAAAGAGTATCATTCAAAGATATTTGTGAAGAGGATCGTTTTATCTTAATTCTATCAATTAGAGACTTAACATTCCCAGAACCGGAAAATAGCTTGAAGGTTGATTGGGAAGATAGAAATGGTAAATCTCATGAGATTGAAATTAAGAGAGAATACTTTGATTACTTTAGAATTCCTGAAGATATTGAAAAGTACTACGATGCTGAAGCTAGAGGTTATGTTATTAGAACAAGAACTTATGGCGAAATCTTTATGAAACCACCATCAATTGGTGTAATGCAAGAAATCACTAAGTATATTAAAGAGCGTAGAGACAAGGGACAGGAAATTGACCAGTCACTTATTCAAGTAGCTCCTTATGTTGCTACTGATTGGAGAAGATTTAATCAGAAAAGATTATTTGAACTAGAAGTAGAGATGAACGGCTGGGACAACAAAAAGTACCTATTACTTTATAAGCTAGCAGAAAAGGTAAAAGTTGGTATTAAGCCAGAAATGAACTTAACAGTTGAAGGTGAGGAGGCTTCAATTCCAATCAACTTTCGCGACGGCATCAAGTCTCTTTTCATTGTTCAAGATATCGCTGGAGAACTTCTTTAAGATTAGATTCTGGGTGTATAAGCACCTACATATTCAGCCAAGCGAACTTAATAATATGGAATACTATGAGTATCACTATATTGTCAAAGACCTTGCAGAATTTGTTAAGAAGGAAAACGAAGCGCAAAAAGGACAACAGGAACAAACAGGCGCAGCAATGGGCAACATGAAGGTACCAAATATAAAAGTACCGAAAATGAGCGTTCCGAAATTCTAATCAGGAAGGGAGAGCTAAGCTCTCCTTTCTTTGATATATAATACTAGATTATAGGTCTAAAAAATAAAAGAACACTGTGACCGAAAAGCAATTTACAGCGATATTATCACCGGCTCAAAAATTAGCCAATGTTGCAACTAATATCGACGAAAAGGTAACTATGATGTATGAGCTTTCAGTAGAGAGCTTAAAACACGAGGAGACTCAAGTTGCTGAACTTAAACAACAGACTTCTATCCTTAAAGAAATCAAGGACCTTTTAAAGGGTCAGAATAAGGTGATTAATCAGGGAGGGGCTAAAGGTAGTGGATCTTTTGCAGGCCTAGATAAATTAAATAAGGACACTGTTGGTATTGCAGTAGTTGCAATGGTAGGAATATCAGCAGCAATTGTTGCAAGTGCTGCAATGTTTACTCTTATTCCAACAGTTTCACCAGCTCAGTTATTAACTGCACTTGCAATTTCGGTAGCATTTATACCAATGTCAATTGCATTTTCTAAGATTGCGAGTATTTTAGCAAGTGTAAAAGGAACAAAAGGAGCAACCTTACCAAGTGGATTAAGCTTAAGTGGCTCTGATAATTCTGGATTCATTCAATTAGCAGGAGTTGCTTTACTATCAATGGTCGGTATGTCATTTGCAGTCGCTATGTCTTCTTGGATCTTACAATTAGTTATGCCGGTTTCAATGGCACAGGTTGGTACTGCATTCTTTATTGGATTAGCAATGGTAGGACTTGCGTATGGATATGCTCAAGTCGTCAAGGCTCTTGCCGGTGTTAAAGAAAAAAGAACGGGTAAGGTAAACTCTGGGGACATATTCTCAATGATAGGTGGTGCACTAATTTCAATGGTCGGAATGGCTGTTGCAGTTACTATGTCATCTTGGATTATGCAATTAATTGCACCAATTTCAATGGCTCAAGCTGGAACGGCATTCTTTATTGGATTAGCAATGGTTGGAATGGCATATGGATATGCCCAAGTCGTCAAAGCCCTTGCAAAGGTAAAAGACAAAAGGACGGGAAGAGTAAATACAGGAGACCTATTTTCAATGGTTGGAGGAGCCCTACTTTCAATGGTAGGTATGGCAGCTGCTGTTACTATGTCATCTTGGATTATGCAGATGATTGTTCCAGTTTCAATAGATAAACTTGCAACTGCATTCGCAATTGGTATTGTAATGATTGGTGCCGCATTTGCATATAGTTTAATTGCTAAAGCTACTAAAAGATTAAAGATTAAAGATTTACTTATGGCGGCAGCAGCAATTCCATTAATTGCAATTGGATTAACGGCAGCAGCATGGATCTTTACATTCTTACCAGATACATTTAAAGCGCCTCCAGTAGAATGGGTTCTTAAGTCTGGATTAGCACTTGTTGTTTTTGGATTAGCATTCGTTGCAATGGCATATACTGTTGCTAAATTACCACTTAAAGATATGTTAATGGGTATTGTTGGTATGGCGGCAGTTGCTGTAGGTATTCTTGCAGTTGCATGGATCTTTAGTATTCTACCAGATACGTTTACTGAAGTACCAATGGGATGGGTACTTGGATCGGTAGTTGCCCTTATTGGGTTTGGTGTAGTTGTGGGAATTATTGGTGCTATTATTATGGCAACAGGTGGTACTGGTCTTGCAGCAATTGCGTTAGGTGTTGTCGGAATGATTATAATTGCAGCTGGTATTCTTGCAGTAGCATGGATATTATCATATATACCTGCGGGTAAATTAGCAGATGTTGCAAAGGGGTTAACTGAAGCACTATTGGCTCCAGTAAATGGTATTGTTGACGTTCTTGCGCGTTTAAAAAATGAAATCGGTATTGAGAACCTATTACCTCTTGCGGGTGGTATCTTAGCAATTTCAGCATCTCTTATTGCACTTGCGGGTGCTACAGTAGGTGTTGCAGCGGCTGGTCTTGGAGCGGCAATAGCAGACACTGCAACTGCCTTCTTTGAAAAGATTTCGGGTAAAAAGACAAAGGGACCTTTAGAAATTTTAGAACTATTGATTAGTTATGGCCCTAGGCTTGAAACTCTTGCAGATGGCATGAAGCTTTTATCAAATTCTTTTTTATCAGTTTCTAAGTACACTAGTTTTGACAATATTAAAAGAATGGAAAAGGCAGCTAGGGCGCTTGTAATAACGAATGGAATGATGTCAACTGCGAATGGTTATACAGTAAAAGAATATTTTAGTAAGTTTCCTAGATTCTTGAATGATGTTGCTGAAGGATATAGTAATATCGTTGACGCTCAAAGTGGAATGGACCTTCAAGTACTTGATAAAACTACTGAAATGATTAAAGCACTTGCATATCTAAATGAATTTGGAGGTGATAATGCAATGGAAAAACTTGGAGAATCATTAGTTAGTGCAGTTAAAGAGCTGTCAGCAATGATTAATAAGTTTGGAGGTAGTGTTGATGCTCAGACTGAAAATGGTGCTAAATCTTCAGGTGCTCTTGAAAAAGCAACGGGAGCTATTTCTGGCTTTGTTTCTAAATTTACAGGAGGTGGTGGTTCTTCGTCGACTCCTCAAATTTCTAATTCGGATATGGGAGAAGTTGTCGATGCAATTGAAGAACTACAAAGAATAGTTAAGAGAAATAAAGGATTTGCATAATGGCAGACAAATCACCGCACTTTAATTCACCTGGAAGTATCTTTTCTAAGATCAATGCGAACGGTAATCCTGAAGCTGTTAATAATGGAGGGGTTCCACCAACTCAGCATTCTTCAAATATCGATACAACATCTGGAATAAACAAATCAACTTCACAAACTGAGGCAGCTGCTGATCAAAAAAATGCAGAATATAGATCTACTCGAGAGAAAGAGATGGTAGATCCAAATGCACAGGCAAATTCAGAGGTTAACGGTAATATTAAGAATCCAAAGCCTATTAAATTTGAGCCAACTACTGACGTTGAGGTAACTAACGAAACTACTTCAGATCCAGTTAGTAATAAAGCAACAGTAAAGGAAACATCAAGGGCCAATGACCCAGGTGAACAGAGTTGGTTAGAGAGGCAGGCACATAAAAAAATCAATGGCTGGATGTCGGATGCAGGTTCAGAATCTAAAGAAACTAAAGGCGAAGAACCAAAAGACCCAGATACATCAACACAGAAGAGCAAAAAGACCAACGTTGGAAGGGTACCTGCTCTTGACAGGGATAGAGAAAAAACATCTATTCCAGACGCTAATAAAAGACCAAAACCAGGAATACCTAATATTGGAAGCGGACCAGTACCAACAAAGCCAGTTGGCCCAAAGTTAAAAGTTCCTAAAATTTCTATGCCAAAAATGAAACTACGTTAAATTAGCTCATATAACTACCAAACAGTTTAACTATGGTACTTACACAGACTAATTCTTACGATTCATCTACCGTTAAGTCAAGCGCTTACAACTATAAAGAGCAAACTCTTACGGTTCATTTCGATCATGCAACTTATGTTTACTATGGTGTTCACCGTGCAGACTACAATGATTTTGCAACTGCAGAATCTCAAGGTCGTGCCTTGAACCAGTTCATTAAGGGCAAATACGAATTCGAAAAAATTAATGAAACAAAACAGGAGGAAACTGTATAAATACTAAACGAATGGACTCGTAGCTCAGCTGGATAGAGCATCTGCCTTCTAAGCAGACGGTCACAGGTTCGAATCCTGTCGGGTTCACTAATAAAAATCCCAGACGTGTACTTTAATTTATGGCTGATTTAAACGCAATTATTATCGACAACTTTTACGACGATGCAATGGCAGTTCGTGAAATGGCTCTTAACATGGACTTTGGAGTTGATGGAAACTATCCAGGTCATAGAACAGCTCCAGCATATACGGAGTCTACTAGACAATTGATACAAGCGGCCGTAAGACCAGCAGCGGGTGAGATCACTTATTGGCCTGAAGATTATACCGGAGCATTCCAATATACAACGTCACGAGACAGGAGTTGGATTCATGCAGATGATGGTACAACTTGGGCTGGAGTGATCTACCTAACGCCTGATGCACCCCTTTCGGCTGGAACTGGTCATTTCAGACATAAAGCTACAGGTCTAGACAAGGCACCGAAGAATCCCGACGGTAGTGTTGATAGAGAGTTGTTGGCTGAAATTAATAAGGACTCTCAAGACATGACTAAATGGGAAATGACCGATCGAATTGCAAACAAGTTTAACCGATTGATTCTTTACCGCGGTGATATCTTCCATATGTCACTTGACTATTTTGGACAGGACAAGTATGACGGTCGACTATTTCAAACGTTCTTCTTTAGTACTGAGCGATAATGGATAATCAATTTATTTTTTGGGAAGATTCTTGGAATGAAGAATCTGAAAATAATGATGAAAAAGTTGAGCAGTAATTTTACCAGCTCAATTTTTTTGTTTATATTAGCAATATGAATAAGTATAAGAACAAATGTGAAGTGTGCGGCGAAGATATTCCACCCGGACATATTACCACTTCTATCTGTTATAACTGCTTAACAAAGCCGAAAAAATGAGAATAACATTCATCAGCGATACTCACACAAAACACGGACAGCTTCAACTACCAGGAGGCGACCTATTAATTCATGCTGGAGACAGTATGAACAGTGGCCACTATGTAGAAGAGTTGAAACCATTCTTAAGTTGGTTTGAAACGCAGAAATATGATGAATGCGTGTTTATCGCAGGTAATCATGATCGTATCTTTGAAACACATCCAGAAAGCACGGTTGAATTGGTAAATGAATATGGTGTAGAATATTTAGAGGATCGTGAAATGACCTACACGAACTTTATTGATCGTGAAGTTAAGATCTATGGTAGCCCTTGGCAACCAGAATTCTACAATTGGGCATTTAACCTACCAAGATGTGGAGAAGAATTAGAAAAGGTTTGGAATGACATACCGGAAGATGTAGATATCTTAGTAACTCATGGTCCTCCACAAGACCACTTGGATGTCAGCGGACCACCCTGGAACACTCCACACTTGGGATGTGAGTTATTGCGAGTAAGGGTAGATAAGATCAAGCCAAAGATCCATGTGTTTGGTCATATCCACGGTAGCGCTGGTTATAAATTCTATGACGGTACACATTTTATCAATGCATCGGTACTGAACGAAAGATACGATGTGGTTAACGAACCTATCACGGTAGAGTGGGATCCAGAAACTAATGAACTTGAATTTTTATAAATTGTTAATAAAAACTTTGCACGGCATTTTTCTATGTCGTGCTTTTTTATTATATTTGTATAGTAAGTTAAAGATAAAACAATATGGCTAAGAAAAAAGTAAAACAGGTAATTTCAGTTAAGAAACCAAAAATCGGAGAAAACTACATATTTGAGTTTGCTGGAGGTAAATTGCTAGGAAGATTAGATTGTCGCAATGAAAAGTTAGAAGCAATTTATAATGAACCTTGGTTTACTTTTGTCGTTGAGCATGATACAATTGGTCGAGAAGGAGTAACTCGATATCCGGTCTCTATTTACAATATTATACGTAAGGCAGAAGACGGAGAAAGACAAGTTGGATAAAAAAAGTTGAAAAAAATCACCACAGGATTTTTTTATGTCAAGAATTTTGTTTATATTAGTATAGTAATTAGAAGTTAACAATATGAAAGTACAACAATTCACCAAAACAAATCTTCGTCAAATCAACGACGAAATGGAACAAGCAATGAAAGCCGTAGCAGCTAAGTACGGACTTGAAATCAAACTGGGAAACACTCGTTTTTCTGGAAACAATGCAAGCTCAAAATTTGAGATGATGACTATTTCAGAAAGCGGAAACGTAATGACGAAAGAAGCTCTTGACTTTAATCGTTATAAGAACTATAAAGGCATCAATGCTAATTTGTTCGACTCTTTCCAGTACCAGGGTAATACTTACACAATTGTTGGTTACAAACCTAGAAGTAGCAAATACCCAATCTTGGCTAAGTGTTCTGAAGACGGAAAAACATATAAACTACCTATTAACCTTGTAAATCGTTACACAAATGGATAATGTATTAGAAATCATCAAAGACCAAGAGGAAGCACGCTATATGACTAGCGGAACCCATCTACAAGACTACATCAATGGAGTAACTTATGCTCAATTGGTAAAAGCATTCGGACAGCCACTGTATGGTCCTGAGGATAGCGGAGATGGCAAAGTACAATTTGAATGGGTATTTAAACATAACGGAAACGTGTTCACCCTGTATGACTGGAAGACCTACGATATGGAGTACACAATCAATGAGTTGACCCGTTGGAATATTGGCGGAACAATGTACGCTGGTTATTTTGTTGAAGATATTATGAACATGATAAACGAGACTGTAAATGCCTGAATTAGCAGAACTTAAACTAACCGCTGATTATATTAATAAGGCGTCAAAAGGTCGTACTTATACTGGTATTAAAAAGAATCCAGCACATAAGGGCAAAGTATTTGAGGTACCATACAACGAGTTTAGTATTAGTGCAAAGAGTCGTGGAAAGGAGATGGTTCTCTATATTCATGACTTATTGACTGAAAATACTTTACCAGTTCGATGGACAATGGGAATGGCCGGTCACTTTAGGCTTTCGAAAACTGGAGAGGAGAATAAACATGCACATATGATGTTTACATCAACTGATGGTTATACCTTGAGTTTTGTTGATGTACGTCGCTTTGGTAAATGGAAGCCAGGTTTTGAATGGTCAGATAATCGAGGACCTGACCCAACATCTGAAGAGGAAGCATTTAAACAAAACATTTACGATAACTTACACAAGCGTGAATTTGACAAGCCACTTAATGAGGTACTAATGAATCAAAAGTACTTTAATGGGATCGGCAATTATTTACGCGCTGAAATTATTTATCGAATGGAAGACCTATATCCATTCACCGATACCAGAACAGTGATTGAGAATCGAGGAGATGAGTTGTTTATGTTATGTAAAGCAGTTCCAGACCTAGCCTATGTCATGGGTGGTGGAGAAATCAAGGACTGGAAGAATCCATTTAAGAATGAGACTGACTACATGAAAACACGTTCCGACTTCTTTTTATGCTACGGAAATGAAACAATGTCGCAAGTTGTGGATAAAACAGGTAGAAGATTTTGGTATCATCCTAAATGGGACAATATTGATATGAACTCTGAATGGGACCATTATTCAGGATTACCAAACCCTAAAGCATACGAAAACATATGAAATTAATACTAGTAGGTAAAGCAGCGTCTGGAAAAGACTATCTAAAAACAAAACTTCGTAACAAAGGATTCGTATCTGGTGTAAGTCACACCACACGACCACCAAGAGTTGGTGAAGTTGACGGAGTTGATTATCACTTTGTTAGCGATGAAACATTCCAACAAATGATTCAGAACGGAGAGTTCATCGAATACATGGCATTTAATGGTTGTTATTATGGTCAAACTGAAGAAGACTTTAATAAAGCTGATGTTATGATTATGAGTAAAGATGGATTAGATCTTTTACCCCAAAAGTTTAGAGAGCAGGCAATTGTTGTCTATCTTGACATTCCTAGAAAAGCC